AAGTGGCATTCGCAGTGTATTCTATCGTAACAGTTATCGTAGTACTGATGGTACTGCGTTCCTTGAACGATCAGGTGTTACAGTAGAACAAGTATAATGAAAAAGGACCCGAAGGTCCTTTTTTTATGAATTAACAATCACCGTAAAGTGACAATACTTCGGCAACTGCTGCATGCCGTTCAATATCCTTGTGATCAAATTGTATAACATCGATATGGTTAGTATCTTTGTTAGTGAGTAGGTTGCAAAAATTAATTAAACCGTTATCATTTAATCTGTCTGCTTGAGCTAAATCTCCTGTAACAACCATCTTAGAGTTTTCTCCTAATCGAGTTAATAACATCTTCATTTGGTTTACTGTTGCATTTTGCATTTCGTCAGCAATAATGTAAGCATTTTTAAAGGTTCGGCCGCGCATGTATGCCAACGGACTAATCTCAATCACACCTTCATCTAACATCTTTGCAATGTCTTGCGTTTTGTAATACTCTCCTAAGACATCAAATATAGGACGGGTCCAAGGTGCCATCTTTTCATTTAGCGTACCTGGTAAAAATCCTAAATCCTCATCTACGGAAACGGCGGGTCTTGTAACGACTATTTTATCAACTATTCCCTCTTGAAACAACTTAATCCCGTGCATAACTGCTAGCATAGTTTTACCTGTACCAGCTGGACCGATAGCAAATACAATGCTAGTGTCTTCATCTTGCAGTTTTTGTAAGTATTGTTTCTGATTAGCAGATCGTGCCTGCATAACGACACGTTGCTTCTTTTGTGGAAGGTATGGTTGAAAGTCAATTACCTTAACGTCTGATGTAAAGCGTTTTTTCACTCTTTTTGTCATCTAAGTTAACTCCTACTCTTTGTTAGAAAAAGCAGGACTTGTAGCGACCGCCTCGATAACTACAGAGGTCCTACACAAGTATTTAACGAATACTCTAGAATATTAACAGATACGTTAATCGTTTGGCCTTTTTAAAGATGGCTAAATACAAGATAGAATTCTAGGACTCAACATGTACGATATTTTAGACGTAATTAAAAACATTGACGATATATACGAAAATAACACTAGCCTAGCTATCTTAAAAGACTTTGAAAGAGTGCTAGACGAGATGGATATGTATGTGTACGAAAACTGGGAAGACGGCGAACTAGCCTACGGGCCGCAAGTTGATCGTCATTGGATCACAGCTGGGTTTATGTGGCCGCGTGAAAAGATGCCAAACCCTATTGCAGCCAAACGATTAATCGATTTAGGTTGCAAAGTAAAATATGAAACTTCTCATATGATTGAGCCACGCAAAATTAAAAGCGAGGATGATATCCGTCCAGGCACAAAAAAAGGTAAACTAGATCGTAACCCTATTTGGATTGTAGAAATTCAAATGCCTAAGAAAGTAGCGTTTGATATATACCGCGGTTACATGGATAAATTAAAGAACGAGAATGGCGAAACTGCTATTGAACCAACTACTCCAGCCGCACCTGCTGCACCAGCCGCTGGCGCAGTACCAGTAGCAGGTAACGCAGCACCAGCAGCACCAATAGCAGGGGCAGCTCCTGCTCCAACAGTATAAAGGTTGATATGATTAACGAAAGTTTACAACAGCATGATCTACGCAACTTTGTAAGTAATGTAATAACTATTGACTCTTACAAAAGTAAGATTGGTGACGATCAAGATGTTATTGTAATTTGTTTTACAGTTGACAGCGAAGATCCAGCTAAAGATTTAGAAAATTTTATTGAAATGGGTTACAACTTTGTGCTTGATGCAGATGTTACTTCTGGCGAGACTGACGACGGCACGTATAAAGTATTTGTTGAGATAGAAAGAGGGCGACATGCTCCTAGCCAAATTAGAGAAATACTCGACGGTGTTGAAAAAATTTCTAAAATTGATAATTTTAGATTTCGATATTTTAAGAGCTTTAAGAGTAAAGAGGCAACTGAAGAAAATTTAGCATCTTCTCTTCCTTTAGATTCAGATTCTTATAAAATAGCAACAGAAAAATTTGCTATGGAAAATTTTAGCAATTTCTTTAGTAACAGCTATGCAGACAATCTAACAGTGTTAGGAGAGTCTATTAGTTTTAAAAGAATTTGGAAGGACACGGTTGTTTTTGATATTATTACTAGCGGCCCTAAAGAAGAAGTTTACGAATCAACTAAAGGCCCAATTATGCTTGAAGGTAACGCAATGGCCGAAATTATGTTTTTAACTAAGTACATTGGCAACTACAACATTACTAAGATAGGTAATGCATTTATATTTGAAAACAACGGCTGGGCCGTTGCACTTAAAAGGAAATAAACATGAGCGGATTTGATTTTGAATTTACACTAAACAACTTAAAAGAAATGGTTCCGGGAAACCCCCACATTGATCATTGGTACAATGCAATATGTGAAATTTTGCCCGACTACGACATTAATACTAGACCGCGTGTTGCAGCATTTATTGCCCAATGCGCTCATGAATCGGGTGGCTTTAAATTTATCAAAGAAAACTTAAATTATAAAGCGGCCAGTCTACGTAAAGTATTTCCTAAATATTTCCCAACAGACGAGTTAGCAGCTCAGTATGCTAACAAGGGCGAAATGATTGCCAATCGTGTTTATGGTAATCGTATGGGTAATGGGCCAGAAGAGTCCGGTGACGGGTTTCGTTACTGCGGCCGTGGACTTATTCAGTTGACTGGTAAGGACAACTATACTCGTTACGCACAAAGTTTAGAAATTAGTGTAGAAGAAGCTAGCGAGCATTTAACAACGTTCGAAGGTTGCGTACAATCAGCCGCTTGGTTCTGGGAAGCTAATAACTTAAACCAGTGGGCAGACAAAGGTGACATCCTTACATTAACAAAACGCATTAACGGCGGAACTATTGGTCTTGAAGATCGTATTAAACATTACAACCACGCACTTCACGTTCTAGGAGCATAAAGTGGCCCAGCTTGGATGGATGATAAGTTTTATTCCAGACAGCATTTTTGTTTGGATTTATTACCTACTTACAATTTTAGGTATTAGCCTATATATTGGTAGTAAACTTGTTACTTGGATTCCTATGATGGGTCAATACAAACTACCAGCAGAGCTTGTTGGGGTTGTGTTACTAGTAGCGGGCAGTTATTTGTTTGGTAGCTATGGCACAGAAATGTCGTGGCGTGAGCGTGTCAAAGAACTTGAAGCAAAGGTAAAGGCGGCTGAAGAGCAAAGTCAGAAAGTAAATACCGTCATACAAGAAAAAGTAGTTACTAAAATTAAAGTAGTTAAGGAAAATGTCTATGTCAACAGAGAAATCATCAAAGAAGTTGCGGGCAAGCAGTTGGATGCTAGCTGTAGTTTGCCTAACTCTACTGTCAGCTTGCACGACAGCGCCAGTCGTAATGAAGTGGCCGGACGTGCCGCCGCAACTGATGGAACCCCCAGCAAAGTTAAAGCCAGTGAGCTCCTCGACACAGTAGTTCAGAACTATGGCGCTTGCCACGAAAATGCAGCCAAATTAGAAGCATGGCAAGAATGGTATAGAGAACAGAAAAAAATCTTTGAAAGCGTTAAATAGTAGTATATTAAGGAGCGAGCAATGGAAGATAAAAAATTGGTAAAATGGCTGTTAATACTGCTAGCATTACCACTAGGGCTAGCATATTTTAGCGGAGATCGTTATCGCTATCCATGCCAAGATCCAGCAAACTGGGATAAAGATTTTTGTAAGATGCCTGTATGCGATGTTAACAGAACTTGTCCAGAACATATTTTTAAAGGTCAACGTGACCCAAGATTAGGACCACCAAAAGATGAACCAAATAAAACAACTACTACTCCGGCTCCAGCAGCGAGCTTTGGATCTACTACACAAGGAGCGAACTGTGGAAAATAATATTCAACCTATAATGTATACTGAAGAGCAGTTAATGGCTCGATTAAAATTCTTTATCGGCATTTGTCTTTCGTTGACACTGTTTGGTATTGTATTTGTTGTGTTATATTCATTAATTTTTGTAACACAACCGTTGAACGCTATTAGTCCAATTGATCAAAAGTTTTTTGAATTAATTATTCCTATTGCTACATTCTTAACAGGTACACTAAGTGGTATTATGTTAGCAAGTCCCGGTGATAAAGAAGCACAAAAGCAGGCATTGGCTGCGGCAAATAAAGGTTGGGATAAACCACCTACACCAACGACTCCAGCACCTAGCGCACCATCAAGTGGCGGCTTTGGCGCAAACGTTGGATTTAGTACACCTAGCGGGTTTGGTATGTCTGGTAGTTTTAATGCTCCAGCAGCACCAAACTTTGGCGGAGGGTTTCCTGCACCGGTTACAACAACAGCAAGCGGCAAAGCAATAGTTCCATCGTTTCCACAACCAGAACTATAAAAAATGTCTGAGATGAGCGTGTCAGAACAAAAGAAAGAAGATTGGATGAACAGTAAATGGCGTCCAATGATGGGTTGGATGTACATGGTAGTTTGTATATGTGACTTTGTTCTATTTCCTATACTGTGGAGTTTAATACAAGCTCTACATGGCGGCAGAGTAGAGACACAATGGAGTCCTATTACACTAAACGGCGCCGGCTTGTTTCATATGGCAATGGGTGCTATCTTAGGTATTGCGGCTTATGGTCGTACACAGGAGAAGTTAGGCGGGGTTAGCAATAGTTCTACTCCTGTACAACCAGTAACTCCAAATGTTGCTAATACAACAAGTTATACGCCAGCGACAAGTTGGGGGACAACACCTATAGCAACAACACCTAGTGGTAAAAAAGTAGTACCGGATGAACCACAACCGCCAATTTAAAAGGAGCGTAACATGTTAGACACATTATTTTGGGTAGCAGTAGGAGCATTTGTAGGATGGAATTTTCCACAACCTTTCTGGGCAAAGATTATCCAGGAAAAAATTCAATCGATGATTGCAAAAAAAGGAGCATAAAATGAAATTATTATTAGCATTAGTAACAAGTTTAGCACTAGTTGGCACAGCATATGCCGGTGGTGAAATAAAAGAAGTATGTACAGACAAAAAAGACAAAGCCGGTAAAGTAGTAAACGGCAAGGACGGTAAGCCTGTACAAGAATGTAAAAAAATCAAAGTACATAAGAAAGTAGAAGGCGAAAAGGTTCCAGAAAAGAAGTAATTATACCAAACTCTTGACAGGCTCCGACTAAGATAGTATAATTACTATATTATTTGGAGCCTTTTTTACGACTATGACTGACTATTACCAAACACTGGGTGTTGGCGAAACTGCCAGCCCAGATGAAATTAAAAAAGCATATCGAAGCTTGGCCAATAAACACCACCCAGATAAAGGTGGGGACCAAGCTATGTTTAAAAACATATCTGTGGCATACGACACACTTAGTGATCAAAATAAACGAGCCGAATACGATCAACAACGCAGAGGCGGCCCACAAGTTAGATTCCATACAGGCGGAATGCCAGACTTTGGAGATATCTTTGGGGCACAATTTGGAGGGCAAAGTCCGTTTGGTGATATTTTTGGACGGCAAGTTCGACGCAACCGAGATTTAAATATACAATGCCAAGTAACATTGTTGGATTCTATGATTGGAAAACAACTAGAAGCTAACTATACTTTACCAAGCGGAAAACAACAAACTGTAGTTATTAATGTACCGCCCGGTGTTAGCCACGGAGAAACTATCCGATATCAAGGCCTAGGTGACGACAGTCTCATGCATGCACCTAGAGGAAATCTAAACGTAACAGTAATTGTATTACCCGATGCAAATTTCCGACGTATCAACGATGATCTATATACTACTGTAAATATTAGTCCAATTGATGCTATGATTGGATGCCGTAAAAAAGTTAAAACAATTACAGGACAAGAATTAGATTTAGATATTAGAAGCGGAGTAGAAACTGGTGCAGAGTTTGCAGCCAGCGGTAACGGTTTTCCAAATCCACATACAGGACGTAAAGGTAGGTTTGTTTCAGTTATTAATATTCAAACTCCTACAATTACCGATCCTGCATTAATAGCAAAGTTAAAACAAATTAATGACGAGATTAACAAGTCGTAACCGTTGACTTTTGCATTCGTTTAACGTAAACTAACAGTAATAACAATAAGGAAACGTAATGGTTGAACCAAGTGATAACCTACAAGCAGTATTTGAAAAAGCAATTGACACTGCTAAAAAATTACATCACGAGTATCTTACAATTGAGCATTTGCTTTTTGCTATGCTCACAGACGAGTCGTTTAGTAACTGCGTACAAGGATACGGCTCGGACGTAGGCGAATTAAGAAAGAACATTGCAGAGTATTTGCAACATAGATGCGCAGAAATTACAATTGAAGATGTAGTAGTTAAACCTAAAAAGACTCAAGCAGTTGAAAGGGTACTTAATCGTGCATTTACACAAGTATTGTTTAATGGACGTCAACGCATCGAACCAGCGGATGTGTTTATTGCAATGATTGGTGAAAAACGTTCATGGGCACACTTTTATATCCAACAAGCGAATATCGATAAAGACAAGTTTAATGATTATCTTAATAATCAAAGCGATGTCGAGCTTGAAGAAGGAAATGAACAAGTAGATGGACAAAGTGCTAAAGCACTAGCACAGTTTACATCTAACCTTAACGATGCTGTTAAGAAAAATAAAATTGATCCGGTTATTGGTCGTATTGACGAATTAGAGAACATTAGTTTGGCGCTCGGACGCCGAAGTAAAAATAACTGTATTCTAGTCGGAGACCCCGGAGTTGGTAAGACTGCTATTGCAGAAGGCCTTGCTTATAACATTGTTAAAGGTGCGGTTCCCGATTTTCTTAAAGAATATCAGGTTTATAACTTAGACATTAGTGCTATGCTTGCTGGTAGTAAGTATCGTGGAGACTTTGAAGAACGTTTTAAAATGGTTCTAAAAGGTCTAAGCAAGAAAGGTAAGACTGTCTTGTTTATTGACGAAGCACATATGATTAGCGGTGCTGGCTCGGCAGGCAATAGTGCAAACGATCTTGCTAATATGATGAAGCCTGCACTAAGCAAAGGTAACATTAAAGTTATTGCTTCAACTACATGGGAAGAATACCGTAAGCACTTTGAAAAAGATCGTGCATTGATGCGTCGATTCCAACGTATTACAGTTGATGAACCTACGCAAGAAATGACATTGCAAATTCTTAAAGGTATTAAAAAATACTACGAACAATATCATAAAGTTAAGATTAAGGACGATGCACTACAGGCAGCTATTAAATTGTCAGTTAAGTATCAAGCCGATAAGAAACTTCCCGATAAGGCAATTGATTTGATCGATGTTGCTTGTTCACGGTTTAATTTAAAACTTGCAGACGAACGAGTTATCGGCGAGCACGAAATTCAGTTTGAACTTGCTAAGATGGTTAACTTGCCTGAAGAACAAGTTATGGAAACTGAAAGCCATAACCTTGCTACCCTACAAGACAAGCTACAGGCAGAAGTATACGGACAAGATCTTGCTGTGCAGGAAGTTGTTGATAAGATTATTGTTGCTCAAGCAGGATTAAAATCAGAAAACAAACCGATCGGTAGCTTTGTGTTTATGGGCCCAACTGGATGTGGTAAGACTGAAACTGCTAAAGCACTTGCTAAGAACTTGGGCGTTAAGTTGTTACGTTTTGATATGTCAGAATATCAAGAGAAACATAGCATCTCTAAGCTAATTGGTAGTCCACCGGGATATGTTGGCTTTGAGGAGAACGCCGGATTGTTGATTACTCAGATTCAAGAGAATCCAAATGCGGTATTGTTGTTTGACGAAGTTGAAAAGTCACACCCAGATGTTAGTACAGTATTGCTACAAATGATGGACAATGGTTTTATTACTGGTTCAAATGGAAAACAAGCAGACTGCCGTAACTTAATTCTTATTCTTACTACTAATGCTGGTGCTCAATCAGCTGAAAAGAATCAAATTGGCTTTGGAGAACAATCTAAAGACTACAGCGATGCAGACTTAAAGAAGTTCTTTACTCCTGAGTTCCGCAATCGTTTAGACGGTATTATTACGTTTAACAAGCTAGGCAAAGCTACAATGACTAAGGTTGTTGAAAAGTTTATTGAAGAGTTGCGTAGTCAGGTTAAAGAAAAAGGAATCCGTATTAAAATTAATACAGAAGCTACTAACTGGCTCATTGATAAAGGTTTTGATAGCAAGATGGGTGCTCGTCCTTTACAACGTGTTATTGACAAGGAAATTAAACGTGACCTTGCTAAGATGATGTTGTTCGGAGACTTGAAGAACGGTGGATGGTTACACATTTTAGTTGCTGACGACAAACTGCAATTGATTTCAAAACCCAAGACACCAAAGATTCCAATGTTAACTACGGATTCCGACACACTTATTAAGAATGTTATACAAGACAACTAATAAACTGTTTAAAGGCACATACCAGTACAAAATAGTACTAGTGTGTGCCGGTGCAGGTGTATTTAGATCCGGTGACATAACTGCGGCTGCTGAATCTCTTAGTAAAATAGATTTAAGCAAGGTAGGGTCATATCACAAGTATAGCAATAATATTAGAACCCAAGATGATCTAGACTATGCATTTGCATTGCAGAAAAAAATTAGCAAAATGATAGACTACGAAATTCGTGTAGAAAACCCATGGATTACTTTATATTCTAATAATATTAAAGATATACAGGATCTGGCTAAAATTGATGATAATCACGTTAAGTATATTTGTCAACCTCCGGCAAATACAGCATTAATCGAAGGCACAATTATACTACCTAAAGTGCCGTTTGAGTTTAAGGTAACTGTGGGTAAAACTACACAAAATTATAGTGCATTCATCGACTGGGCGAAGACAAATAGTAAGATAAAACTTACTAAGGGCTGCACACGAGATTTAAACAAAGATCGCAGTTGGGGCGGTACATACTTTTATATCACTGGTAATAACATGTTGCTCATGGCAAAAATGCATCTAGGCGGCAGTATTAACAAGATCGAGCGTATAATTAAAGCATAATTGTAAGAGCCGTAATACGATAAATAATGTATCTGCATCACAGCATGCAATCTATTTTTTTTGGGCTTAACAATGCGTATTATAGATCTATTAGAAGGTAAAGATTTTGATGAATTAGAGTTTGTCCGCAAAGACGGTGACAAAACAGAACTCGACTACGATTTAGTCGACGATTTAACATTCTTCATGAATAACGACGACGACATCTATCGTCGATTAGTTTACCCTGCTGTACAAAAATGTGTTAGCGGTATTAAAAATAAATCTAAAGTTAATTCCAACATCTTTAAAACTGCCGCAGTAGAAAGTTATAAAACATATATTAAAAAGTTCCCTATTCGCGAATTAGCAGATGAATTAGAAGAAGAATTATGTAACAAGGTATGCTTAAAGATGAAGGAAGATCTTATGAAGCAATTCCAAGAAGGTAAGTACAAGGATTAATTGTGTTACTAAGAGAATTGTTCCTTCGTGAAGCTACTGCTCCTGCTGATGACAGCATGGAAAAATACGGGCGAGCGTTTAATCACCCAGAACATTTAGTATTCTTCAAGGGTAGTGCCGGCACAATTGAAGCATTAAATCATTTTAAAGAAATTGCAGAAGAAAAAGAAGGTGCAACATCTATTCGACGTAAGTGGGATGGCAATCCTCAAGTGTATTGGGGTAGAGAAGAAAAAGGTGGGCCACTAATACTAGCAGGTCATAACCAATGGAGCAAAGGTGTTAAGTCAACTAGTCCAGATTCAGTGTACGACTTTATTGCTAATCAAAGCGGTAATCCTAAGACTCCAGAAGAAGTAAAAGCAAGACAACAATTTGCCACTAACTTTAGTAATTTATATCCATTGTTTGATGCCGCCACTCCAAAAGACTTTGTTGGCTTTGTATATGCAGATAGTTTGTTTGGAGTAGACCCTGCTTTAGATAAAAAGTTTGACAAACCAACTAAAGAATATCCATCAGGTATCTGGTCATTTGCCCCTAACCCAAAAAGTAAAACAACATATCACGTTGACGGTGCTAGTGAATTAGGCCAGCGTGTTGCCCAAGCAAAGGTAATGGTTGTAGGTCATGCTACATTTCCTCGCTTTGGTGCAGGAGATAGAGAACAACAGCCGCTAGACGATTTTTCAATGTTTAATAATACCCCCGGATTGATTGTTCAGGGTCCTATCTATACAAGTGCGGCTCCTGATATCGATACTAGCTCAGTAGACAATATGATTGAATATGTTACTGAACACGGTAATGTTATTGATAACTTCCTAGGCAGTCTACCTGACCCAGACAAAAACGGAATACTATATCCATTCTTTAACCAAATGAGTAACTTGCATGCCGCTGGCAAACAAGACTTCGGTGGTATTAACGGCAGTACGTTTGTTAACTGGATGACGCAAAAAGGTGTTAGTGCTAAAAAACAACAACACGTAATTAATATGATTCAAGAGCATCCCGGAGGATTAGATGCAATATTCTTCCTCATTAAAGGTATTCGTAATATGAAAGATCTTGTTGATGCCGCTATTAAACAACAGCCAAGAACAGAGATATGGGATTCGGACGGCGAAGGACATGTACGCTATCCACAAAAACAACACAAATACGGACCTATTAAAATTGTTCCAACAACGTGGGCACCGGGAGCATTAACAGCATGAGATTAAGAGAACTTTTTGAAAACATTTATGAAGTGGGTGCCGATGATCAACAAGAAGTTGATGGTGCATTAAAAACTATAGGCGTATGTTTTGGTCGTTGGAACCCGCCGCATCGTGGACATAAAGCAGTATGGCAGGCAGCTAGTGCTAATCCTATTTGGTATGTTGGCACTAATCAAAGTACAAGCGGTCCAAAAGATCCGTTACCTTACGATATTAAATTACAATGTATGCAAGCAGTGTGGTCTAAAGTTGGCGGGCATGTTATTCCGGAACAAAGTTTATTAACTCTTGCTACCCGCATTTACGAAGAACACGGCGAAAACGTTCACTTGAAAGTGTATACCGACGAAGATTGGTTAGTAAATACACTACAACAATATAACGGTGCCGATAAAGAACATGGTATGTACAAATTCCACCAAATTGATCATGTACGCACAGAAAGACTAGCAAGTGCTACAAATTTACGGGCGGCTGTTCGTGCTGGTGATAAGGCAGCATTTTATAAAGACATGGGCATTAAACCAAGTGTTACTGTTCGGGTTGATGATAAAGATCTTCCTGTATTTGAAGTAGTAGCACACTACTTAAACATGTATCCAGAAAAAACTAAGAAAGCAGCAGTGGCCGAAGGTTCAGGCGGAAAAGCTGGCAAGGGCGGAACAAAGACCATTGACAAGGAAAAGAAAGCCGCAATGAAAAATGCCACAACGCTTCCTGGATTAAATATGGCTACTGGAAGTATGTACAAAAATTATCGGATGGGAATTGCCCTTGCAGGTGCACCTACATATCCTACTGAGATGGAAGCAGACAATTGGATTGGCGGCGACCCGTTAATTAGTTCTTACACTGAAGAAGAGTACGAAATGGTTAAGGCTGCTGCAAAACAAGTAGGTGCTGGAAAATTACAAAACTGGTCAGGTGATCGTAGTAAAGAAATTGCCGATGTAAACAAGACTAGTACTGTGGCAAAAATTAAGAAGAACAAATATGGAATCTAACAAATATCATTTAGCATTAAAAACGGCATTTGCTAGCGAATATGCATTTGCATTAAAAGCACAAAACTTTCATTGGAACACGGAAGGGCCGCTATTTTACTCTTTACATTTAATGTTTGAAAGAATTTATGACGAAGTGTACGGAAGTATCGATACATTTGCAGAACAAATTCGTGCATTACAAGTGTACACACCTGCTAGTTTACAAAAATTTAGTATGTTGTCAGCTATAAAAGATGAAAATGAAGTGCCAGAGTCACACGGAATGTTAAGTGAATTACTAGCAGACAGTGATAAAATGGCTGAAATATTCCGTCTTACATTTAACATGGCAGAACAAAACGGTGACCACGGCCTAGCTGATTTCCTTGCAGGACGTCAAGATGCACATAAGAAGCATAGCTGGATGTTAAGAGCAAGTTTAAAATGAAACAGTATAAGATTACAACGGAACATTTAAATCAAACGTCTGCAGACGATTGTTACCTTGCTCCAGACGATCCTATTCACGAAATAAAGGCACTTACACAGCTAGCAGGGCTAGGTGCAGATGCTAGAATACACGAAATGCGTGGTATGAATATTAGTGCTACTGGCACAGAAACTGGAAGAATACAACGTGAACAAAACATTAAACCAGGGACTCCTGAATGGTTCAAGTTATGGTTTAGTTTACCATATATGACTGGGGAGAAAAAAATATGAAAGTTACAGAAATTTTATCAGAAGTGCGAGAGAAACGCGATGCTTATCAACGTGACTATGACTCAAGTGTAAGCGGAATGGGTCGTAAAGATTCGCTAGCATATCGAATGGACGGTGGTGCTAATGATGAGGGCTGGGATCGTGAAGAACCAAGCAGAGATGAACCGCATGATGTACACATCGACGGGCGCAAATGGAAAACTTTTGGTTCTCGTAGCCATGCTAGTAATGTTGCTCGCAAACTACAATCAAACGGTAAGAAAGCTAGTGTGCATCGATCACTAGAAGAAACAGCCACAGCAGGTGCAACTAGTGCAGGTAACATTGGTACAGTAGATGCCCCCCAATTAAGCCCGGGCAAAGCACGTGGTAAAAAGAGCTATACAGGAAGTCCTAGCACAGGTTCTGGTACAAAAGCACCGCCACAACCCAAGGTTGTACAGCCTAAAAAGAGTGACGGTACTGCTGTAAACGGCTTAGATATGAAGGGCGCAAACTTGTTCGGCGCACCTATCAAACGATAAATACATAAAGATAACGGAGTTTACCACCATGCAAGATATGCAACCAAATTTAACACCAGACAACGGTCCAGATCGTGAAGGCGCAATGGCCAAAGCTGACTTATACAAACTAGCTACTTATTCATTAAAATTATTCAAGAAGATGCAAGATGATGATCAGCTTGAAGCATGGGTGCAAGCTAAGATTACTAAAGCTGCCGACTACATGGCTAGCGTATATCATTATTTAGAATACGAAATGAAATTTAGCGAATATGCTCACCAGTTAGATAATGCTGAAATTACTGCTGAAAGCCGTGAAGTATTAAAGAGCAAGCTAATGGAAGCTAAATCTAAAGTTAAAGAACTTAAGAAAGCTCAAGCTGAGAAAGTTGATGAAGCTACAGTCATTGGTGGTGGCAAAGAAGAAACATGTCATGAATGCGGCGGAACTGGTTTAATTATGAGCCAAGGTAAAGTTGTGCCAGCGCATGTACAGTCTAAAGTTGAAAAATACAAGCGTTTAACAAAAGCAACACATGCGGCAAGTAAACGTTTAGATCGTAACAATAACGGTATTCCAGATAACTTAGAAGACAAAGATGTTGCTGAAGAATTTACTGATAAGTCAAAGACCGGCGACACATTTAAAACTAAGACAGGTGTAGCAACTAAAACTGATACTGGTATGAAACACACAAATACTAGCTATGCAGATGACGGCGATGCAGATGACAAGTCAGGCAAGGGTAAGAAGAGCCATGCTAAATCACAAAGTGCTGCTGAGAAGAAAGAAAAAGCTCCAGCACAAAAAATGTCTCCAAAGAGTGCTAAAACATGGGGAATGAAAGACAGCGAGAAGTTTGACAACAGAGACGGTGCTCCTGCTAAACCAAAGAAAGAAAAAGAAGTTGACGAAACTTACGGTCAAGGTGTTTACGAAGCTAAAGGCAAAAAGCCAGACTTTCTAGACATGGATAAAGACGGCAACAAAAAAGAGCCGATGAAAAAAGCAGTTGCTGATAAAAAGAAGAATCCTTTTGCTAAGAAAGTTGACGAAGCACTTAAAGGCAAACAAAAGAAATTAGATGTTGACAAAGATGGTGACATTGAAGCTGACGATCTAGCTGACCTACGTGCCAACAAGAAAGTTAAAGAAACAATGATGCCACAAAATCCAGACGGTGCTACTGCTCCTCCACCAAAAGGTAAAGATGGACAGTATCCAGTAATTACATCCGGACCTAACAAAGGCAAGCGTTGGACTCCTCAAGCACCGGGCCCAACAAATCCAATGTTTAAAGAAAGTGCTGAACTAGATCGCATGAAAGAGTTCCTAACTCGCTTAAACGGATAATAGTATGGACATGAAGAAAATTCTACAGGCAATAGATGGCGTTTCTACAAAGCCTGTAGAAGGTTCTAATGACATGTCCAAGTTCATGTCAATTGTTACAGAAGGTGCTAATCCACATAAAGTTGCGTTACCTGTACAAATGGCCATGCAACACTATTCAAAACCCGTTGTTAAAGCAGAAAAGAAATCATCATTATTAAAATATTTTGCTGAAACTGAAGAACGCATTGCTGAAGAACTTGCTGAAGAACAAGAATTAAAATCGCAACGTCTTAAAATGTACAGTCAAGAGATTGCTAATCGTGTACTAATGAAAGAAAGTGTTGTTAATGAAAAATCAGTAAGTCATAAGCAAGCTCGAACAATGGCGGCGGCTGCACACAATCCAGAATTTGCAAAGAAGGTGGGTATTAAACAATCTGTTGCTAAAGAATTTAATAAAGCTGACGCTGGTACTAAACAGTTAAGTCAGGCTATGAAAAAGAAAGTCAATGAAACTCCAATTGACATGACTGGCGATCCAAATGATCCAACTGTATACGGACATCAAAAAGCAAATCCAATGAGCTTAAAAGGTCGCATTATACAAGCCCGTGCTCAATTAAAAGAATTAGCTGAGTTATCTGAAAGTGACGAATTAGTTGTATGGGAAAAAATTACACGCCTAAGTCAAGGTGGCATGTTTATGGGCTTAGAGCAAAATCTAGAACAGATTCGTCACGGTATTAACGAACTAGCTGCCAAACGTAAGCAAGGCGGTGTTGCTAGTCGTGGTATAGATAAGAATATTGGCGAGGATAATGATCCTTGCTGGGATAGTCATAAAATGGTTGGTACAAAGAAAAAAGGCGGAAAGACAGTTCCTAACTGTGTGCCTAAAAAATAATAGGAAAAAATAATATGGACTTAAGATCATTAATTGCTAAGATGGATGCAATCGAATCAAGGATTAGCGAAGCACCCGAGGTAGCTACACCTCCAGCGGCAGCAGCGCCAGCTAATCCGTGGACTAACGATCCTGCTAAGGCAGCAGCATGGGCAAAATTAAGTCCACAGGTACAGAAAAAATTAGGAATGGCAGACCCAACAGATAACATTATTGTTTCTAGAATGGTAAAAGGTGGCTTTTTATCAGGCCAGCCAGTGACTGATGCTAATCCCGACGGTACACCAAAAGCAGCACCTCAAGCAGCAAATCCAGCTCCGACTAGTGGTGCCGCAACTACACAAGCACAAGCTGACGCAAACAAAGCAAAAGTACAAGCGGCACTGCCAGCTAGCATGTCTATGAACGATTTTGATGCGGCAAGAAATGCTAGCGAACCAGAAGAGCCAGTAGCTGGGACAGTAAATAATGCAGCATCGTTGAAAGCGGCGCAAGACGCAGCAGGTAATAACCCTGGGACAACAACAAATCAAGCCGCAAATCCTGCACCAGCAGCACCAGCAGCGCCAATAAACAGAGATGCAATGCCATTTGGTAAAGCATTTGCCGATGCTAGAGCAAAAGGTGAAAAGCAATTTACATGGAAAGGTAAAAAGTATGCAGTTCAAATGGCAGCACCTAAACAAGCGCCTAAGCAAGCAGCAAATCCTGCACCAGCAGCGCCAGACTATTCAAACGGAAATCCACTAATGACTCCAGACGGCATGGATTTTGGTCAACTAAGTGCCGAAAGTATTGAACCCGGTAAATTAGCCAAGGCGCTTATTGAAAGTTTCGGCTACACTAAGTAATCAATTAAATGGCAGACTTGTTCTGCCATTTTCACCTCTAAAATTTCTTAGTGGTTGCATTACTAAGATAAGTAGTATATAATAGGCTTATAACTAAGGAGAAGTACATGTCAGGTCGTTCATACGGTGCAGAAGAAAAGGCAAAACTAGAGCGTTTGATTTCGGAAGGTAGTACAGTACTACGCGAAATTGAAGATCTATCAGAAGGTTTAAAAGAAACTGTTAAAGCAGTTGCAGAAGAATTACAAGTAAAACCCAGCATTATTAATCGTGCAATTAAGATCGCCCATAAAGGTGATTGGTCGGCGCATAATGAAGATTGGGCAGAAATTGAAGCAATTTTAGATATTACAAAACGTATCTAATAAGTATTAAAGAGAAAGGTTTGCAGGCCATAAACTGCATGTTAGGTGTTTGTCAGCCCTAAATGACATATGGAGAATAAATGAGCTATGTAGATGCATGGTTCGATCGTGATAATGATATTATCAGAGTTGTCGAACGAAATAAAGAAGGTGCTCGCGAATTCAGGGACATCCCTGTTAAGCACACACTATACTATAAAGACCCTCGGGGCAAATTCCAATCAATTTACGGCGACCCAGTTAGTCGTGTTGTATGTAAAAATACAAAAGAATTCCGTAAAGAACAAGCAATTAATTCAGGCAAGCAGTTGTTTGAAGCAGATATTAATCCAATATTTGTTTGCCTAAGCGAAAACTATCTCAATCAAGATGCTCCAAAACTAAATGTAGCGTTTTTCGATATTGAGGTAGATTTCGATCCAGAACGTGGTTACGCAAGTCCAGACGATGCGTTTATGCCAATTACTGCGATTGCCGTTTACCTACAATGGTTAAACACTATGGTATGTTTAGCAGTTCCCCCAAAGACATTAACTATGGAGGAGGCCAAGGAGCAAGTTAAAGATTTTGATAATGTCATGCTGTTTAAAACAGAAGCAGAAATGCTAGACGTTTTTCTTGACTTAATACAAGAAGCAGATATCTTAAGTGGTTGGAACAGTGAAGGATTTGACGTCCCGTATACTGTTAACCGTGTTACTAAAGCATTAAGTAAAGAAGATACTCGTAGATTCTGTTTGTTTGACCAATTTCCTAAACGCCGCGAATACGAAAAGTATGGCAAGGATGCTGTTACATACGACTTTATTGGGCGTGTACATCTGGATAGTCTAGAATTGTATCGAAAATACACATACGAAGAACGTCATAGTTATCGACTTGATGCTATTGCAGAGTATGAACTTAACCAACGTAAAACACAATACGAAGGTACACTTGATCAGTTATACAATAATGACTTTCGAACATTCATCGAATACAACATTAATGACTGTAAACTACTAGATGATCTTGATAGAAAATTAAAATTTATCGATCTTGCTAACACACTAGCACATGAGTGTACCGTATTGTTACAAACAACAATGGGTGCTGTTGCTGTAACAGAGCAAGCTATTATTAACGAAAGCCATCGTAGAGGATTTCAAGTTCCTAATAGAACTAAAATGGATGACAGAGAAGGTAACGAAGGTGCCGCTGGTGCGTATGTTGCGTATCCTAAAGAAGGTCTACAAGACTGGATTGGTTCACTAGACATTAACTCACTATATCCATCTGCGATTCGTGCGTTGAATATGGGTCCAGAAACTATCATCGGACAGTTGCGTCAAACACTTACTGAAGAATACATTGCAGGACAGGTAGCTAAAGGTAAAAGTTTTGCGGCTGCATGGGAAGGTATATTTGGTAGTTTAGAATATACTGCTGTTATGAATCAAGAGATTGGTACAGACATTACTATTGACTGGGAGAACGGTGATACTGATGTACTAAGTGCTGCCGAAGTATATCGATTAATCTTTGAAAGTAATCAGCCGTGGGTTATTAGTGCTAACGGTACTATCTTTACTTACGAGAAAGAAGGTATTATTCCCGGACTGTTAAAGCGTTGGTATGCTGAACGTAAAGAGATGCAGGCCAAGTTAAAGGATGCAATTAAAGCTGGCAATAAAGTTGAAGAAGAATACTGGGACAAACGTCAGTTGGTTAAGAAGATTAACTTAAACAGTTTGTATGGTGCTATTCTTAATCCTGGTTGCAGATTCTTTGATAAACGTATTGGACAGTCAACTACACTTACCGGACGACAAATTGCCAAGCACATGGCTAGTAAGGTAAATGAAATTATCACTGGCGACTTTAATCATGTAGGTAAAGCTATTATCTATGGTGATACAGACTCGTGTTACTTTTCAGCTTACAAGACATTAAAAAATGAAATCGATTCCGGAAAGTTACCGTGGAGTAAAGAAACTGTTATTCAGTTATATGACCAAATCGGTGAGGAAGTAAACTCAACATTTCCGCAGTTTATGCTAGATGCATTTCACTGTCCTAAGTCACGTGGTGAAGTTATTAAAGCAGGTCGTGAAATTGTTGCTAGTAAAGGTTTATTCATTACTAAAAAACGATATGCTGTACTATACTATGACAAAGAAGGTAAACGTGCAGATATAGATGGCAAGCCTGGTAAGATTAAGGCTATGGGTCTCGATTTGAAGCGCAGTGATACTCCAGAATTTATTCAAAACTTCTTAAGTGATATTCTTGAAAAAGTGCTAACTGGTTCTACTGAACAAGATGTATTAGATTTCATTACTGAATTCCGTACAGTCTTTAAAGCTCGACCAGGCTGGGAGAAAGGTAGCCCTAAACGTGCTAACAATATTACTGAGTATCAAGCTAAGGAAGCTAAACAAGGTAAAGCTAACATGCCAGGGCACGTTCGTGCTAGTATTAACTGGAACACGTTGAAACGTATGTTTGGGGACAAGTACTCTATGAACATTACTGACGGGCAAAAAGTTATTGTGTGTAAGCTCAAAGCCAATCCCTTAGAATTTACTAGCGTAGCATATCCAGTAGACGAACTACGTTTGCCACAATGGTTTAAAGATTTGCCATTTGAGCATGCCGAAATGGAAGCTACTATTATCGATAAGAAATTAGAAAATCTTATTGGGGTGTTGAAATGGAATATTAGTAGCACAGAAGAAAAAAACACCTTTAACAGTTTGTTTGACTTTTAAGGAATTATATGAAAATAATTATTGCAGGTTACGGATTTGTAGGCAAGGCTGTAAGTAATGCTCTTAAATCCGCACACGAATGTGTAATTGTAGATCCACAATATACTGCACATCAGATACAAGATCATCACGATGCAGATGGCGTTATTATTTGTGTAGGTACACCGGGATTAGAAGATGGCGGGTGTGACGACAGTCAGATTAGGGCAGTATTATCATCTGTGCCAATATTTCTGCCGGTGCTAATCAAGTCAACTGTACTGCCTAATCAGTTATTAGCTATCGAAGAAGATTTTAGCGAGCATTCTATATGCTATAGTCCAGAATTTTTAAGGGCAAAGAGTGCAGACTTTGATTTTCTCAATCAAACATATATGGTGTTAGGCGGAGAAGATCCAGAATGTTTTTGGCAAGATTTGTTTACTACAGTATTAACACGATGCAAGTTGTATTTTAATTGTACAATTACTGAGGCATCTACTGTTAAGTACACAACTAATGCGTTTTTAGCCACTAAAGTTGCGTTCTTTAATCAAATATACGACTTGTGTGAAAAGAACGGTGCCGATTACGATGTAGTCAGACAACTAGTAGCATTTGATACTCGTATCGGAAATAGTCACACGCTTGTTCCGGGTGTAGACGGTGAACGTGGATTTGGGGGTGCTTGCTTTCCTAAGGATACAAATGCCTTAGCCAAGTACGCACACGACCTAAATACACCATTGGGAATTATGGAGAGTGCCGTTCTTTATAATAATCTAATTCGGCAAGATAATAATTGACAATCAATTAAAACCTAAGTATAATCATAACACATGGAGAATCATATGAAAGACATTTTACAAGACCTAGTAGCACATACTCACGCATTAGGTTTCATTCCGCTAGTTAAAATTAGCTCAACAGTTTCAGAGACTGCAATCGAAGCAATGGCAGAGGATCGCTCTGTTATCATTAATGCAAAAACTAAAGCACCAGTTGATACATTTGATGGTGTATTTGGTATGCCCAACTTGAACAAATTGGATATTCACTTAAAGTGCCCAGAGTACAAAGAGAATGCAAAGATTAGTGTAGTAAAAGCACAACGTAATGGAGAAGAAATCCCAACAGGCCTACATTTTAAAAATGCAGCCGGCGATTTCCAGAACGACTATCGTTTCATGAACACTGACATTATTAATGAAAAACTAAAGTCAGTTAAATTCAAAGGTGCTAAGTGGGACATTGAATTTGAACCAAGTGTTGCAAGTATTCAAAAATTAAAATTCCAAGCTAACGCTAACAGTGAAGAAACTGTTTTCCAAGTTAGTACAGATAACAGTAACTTAATTTTTAGCTTCGGCGATGCAAGTACACACGCAGGTAACTTTGTATTCCAATCTGATGTTGCTGGTAAACTTAAATCATCATGGGCATGGCCTGTTGTACAAGTTATGAGTATCCTTGCTCTTGCAGGTGATAAGACTGTACGCATTAGTGATGCAGGTGCTATGCAAATTACAGTTGATTCAGGATTGGCTGAATACAATTACATTCTTCCAGCACAGAGTAAGTAATGGGCAATTTGCTATTCATTATAGCAGTTATGGTATTAGTGCCATGGCTGCTATTAAAGATTACACGTTTAGAAAAGTGGATTCCATTGCCGATGGCACAGATTGCCTTTGGCATTTGTCTTGGACCTAGTGCATTTGGATCAAGTTGGCCAGAACTATGGACTACTGTGTTTACACAACCTATTAGAATAGGACTAGATGCTATACAAATATTAGCCATTAGTATATTTGCATTTATTGCTGGCATTGAATTAAAGCCTAAAGAAGTTATTGCTGAACAAGGCAATGCTATTTGGGGACAAGCGTTTAAGGTAATTCTAATACCAATAGTACTTGCCGGTGCGTCTTTTATGTTGTTCTTTGACGACCCAATTTGGCATAATCCAGATATACCTTTTTGGAAGTATGCTTGGACCATGGGTGTAGCAACTTGCATTACTGCAATGCCAATGTTAGTAGTTGCTAGTCAAAGTTTGGGAATTTACAAAACTCCAAATTTCCGTAAACTGTTAGCATTAGTAACATTTGATGATTTAATTTTATGGGCAACTATTGCTATCATTATTAGCCTAGGAGCATTTGTAGTCAAGGCAGGAATTTTCTTTGCTGTATTTGCGGCATTATGGTATTTCTGGCCAAAGATTTTAGATCAAGTAGGCGAAGATTCTTTTCCTACACTAACTGTTGCATTAGTATTAAGCATGGCAGCACTTAGTCATTGGGCGGGACTACATTATGTATTAGGCGCATTTTTTGCTGGTATGATTACTCCTAGATATGCTACTAAATGGAATGAGGGTATGGCTACACAACAAATGTTTTGGTTAATGCCAGTGTTCTTTATTTGGACTGGTTTAAAAACATCATGGACCTTAGACGTATCTACAATTTTACTAGGGGCCGTAGGCATGTTTATTATTGCCGTTGTAACTAAATTTGTTGGAGTTTGGTTAGCATACAAAGATCAGGGTATTAGGATTGTTTGTTTAAAAACAGCCTTACTACAAACTAAAGGATTGATGGAAATCTTTTTGGTTATGATGTTGTTGACAGCGGGCATTGTAAGTGTTAATATGTTTGCAGCCGTAGTAATCATGAGTTTGATTAGTACCATAGTTGCGGTACCGCTCGCAAGATTATTTTATAGGCCGGAAATTGATAATGAATAAAAATTTAACAGCAACGCAAAACGATTACGCATACTTCTTGCCGGCAACAAGTGGATTTTATTCTACTTTTATCGGCAAGCAAAGGTATGGCAATTATGTAGATCCTGCACGTATTCCTGCTAGTTTTACTAACGGTGTAGAAGGATTGAATTATCTAGAACCCGATAAAGGTATGTTTTACTTTGATCATTGTTTGTATTCAGCAGGACACGCTAACTTAGATTTATCTAAACCAGACGAAACCGAAGACATGTTTCGTAAAAGGGATCGTAGTACTAGTTGGGTACTAGGCGATTCAGGAGGTTTCCAGATTGGTAAAGGTGTATGGGCAGGCGAATGGAAAGATCCAGACGGCCCAGAAGTGCTAGCTAAACTACAAGAATGCATTGCTAAAGGTGTTGAACTAATCCCAGTATTTGATGCTAGCGGTACACAAAAAGTAGATAAGAACGGAAATCCAAAGTTTACTAAATTTGATCATGTTAAAGACTACACTGCTAAATTAGAGGCAGCACAGAAGAAACGTGAACAAGTGTTAGCTTGGATGGACGCACTTATGGACTACGGCATGGTACTTGATATTCCAGCGTGGGTAGAGCGTAGTGAAGTTGGCAAGGCTGCAACCGGTATTGAAAGTTATGATCAAGCAGTTAATGCAACAAAGTACAACAACGAGTATTTTATTAAACACCGAAATGGTAATTGTAAATTCTTAAATGTATTACAAGGTGAAACACATACTCAAGCCGATGACTGGTATAGTAAAATGAAAGACTTTTGCGATACTAAAATCTATGGCGACAAGGCATTTAATGGCTGGGCCATGGGTGGCCAGAATATGTGTGATGTAGAACTGGTTTTAAAAAGATTAGTAGCATTACGATTTGACGGGCTCCTCGAAAAGGGTCAACACGATTGGATGCACTTCCTGGGCACCTCTAAATTAGAGTGGGCAACTTTATTAACTGATATTCAACGTGCTGTAAGGAAATACCATAATGAAAACTTTACCATCTCTTTTGACTGTGCATCACCGTTCCTTGCAACAGCAAATGGACAAATCTACATCAACACCGAAACAGAGCATAACGAAAAATGGGTCTACCGTATGCAGGCTTCTGCAGACGACAAGAAATACGCCACAGACACAAGACTGTTTAAAGACGCAGTAATACAAGACAAGATTTTTGATAAGTTTGAATCTAGTCCTATTATCGATCAAGTACAAATGAAAGATATTTGTATCTATGCACCCGGCGACCTAAATAAAAATAGTAAAGAAGGTAAAACTTCTTGGGATAGTTTTAGTTACGCTATTATGATGGGGCATAATGTATGGATGCATATTAACGCTGTACAAGAAGCCAATCGTCAATACGACAACAACGTGGCTCCTGCTATGCTAATACAGAATCTTACAGGAAAGTTATTTAAACAGGCTGTAGATGAAATTTTTGCAATTAATGACAGAGATAAAGCACTGGCAAAAATTGAAGAATACAAAAGTTTCTGGATTACTATTATTGGAACACGTGGTGCAACTGGCAAGAAACTAATTAATGCACATACGATGGCAGACGAATTTGACTTACCTCGTGTAGACTACAGTGACTTAAGAATTGTTAAACAAGAAGAACCGTTAAAATCAACATTTGAAAGTTTATTTGAATGACATTACCAGACGAAAGATATCGGGCAGTATTGTACACTAAGAAGTTTTTACAAGACATTCTTATTACTCCTCGAGTGCCTAAAGCAATTAAAGACGGTGCAAGAAGTTGCCTACGGCATTATCCCGATACTTGGGATATGCAACAGGCAGCAGAAGCTAGTCCACATGTGTTTGCAGAGCACATGGAACCAGTGACTAGACTTTTCAAACAATACGAACAGAGTAAAAAAAATGAAACGTGATTATTCAGAAGGAGTTCGAGAAGACATTACATTCTTTGTCGGACAAGAAATTGAACGCACTCCTGCATTTGGTATGAAGACCTTATTTGTAGTAGGTGTTCATGATTCACAAGTTATAACTAGCATGGCTAAACAAAATGGTTGTACTCATTTGTATTTTGGTGCTAATCAGAGCTTTCCAAACCCAGGTATTAATGATGCAGACGCTTGGCAGCCTTGGGAAGAAATGATTGAAGAATGTTTAACTGACGGTTTTTGGTGTACACTTGATTTAGATATCACTTCGGCAGAAGCTCTTTTAGAGAGCGGTTTAACCGAAAGCCGTAGATTTATTCCGCAAATTAGTGTAAAATTACCATATATGCAACAATTAGGCTACAACACTACTATTAAGATCGACGATAAAGGCTTTGAAGCAACTAACCCAGGTGTGTGGTGCATTCCGCTATCTGATTTAACACAACGCAAGTATTTTACCAATTGGGACGAATACGGCAATGACGAAATTTTACTATGATTATTAAACAAGACATTAGACCTAACAAAATGATTTGGGTTACCTTTCGCAAAGAAGGTATTCATTGCTACCCAGCGGCTGCAACAGATCCAGCACTAGCTACAGGAGATTACTATGACGTATCGTTTCTTGGCACTCCTCATCGCCATATATTTCACTTTCGCGTATGGCTCGGAGTTACTCATAACGACAGAGATGTGGAATTCATTCAATTCAAGCGATGGCTTGAACGGTTGTATTCTAGCGAACAAGGTGTATTGTCGCTAGATTATAAAAGTTGCGAGATGATGAGCGATGATTTATATGCTCAAATCTCACAAAGGTATCCAGACCGAGAGGTGTGGATTGAGGTCTCCGAAGACGGAGAAAATGGTTCATTTATCAAGTACTAAGGAAAGACATTATGTCTATTAAAAATTACAAAGACTACGCTTATTTTGAAAATCGTCCGGATGTTGTAAAAATCTTTGACGACCTAGAGGCGTTCCATAACTTCTGCCGATTGGAGATGGCGCCATTCGACGAGAGTCATTTGTATAACAGAGAAAGTTGGGTTTGGAGAAACTTTGAAAAGAGTCGCAGACCAAAACGAGAGTTTACTGGAGAACGTAAACCTTACTTGGGCAAAAACCCAAGACCACAATACAACGGCAATAACAATGAACGTTTTTCTCGTTGATTTAGAAGCAGTTGAGACAAGGTACACGGGTCAGTGGAAGACTCATGTACCTGATCTACTTAAAAAGGCAGGACATCATGTTCAAATTATCTCTGGTCCTACGGACATTCCTAGTGCCACTACTCCTGGCGCCTTTCTTAATTTTGGTGGTACCAATATATACAAGGCTAGTCAGGTTGAGCAAATGGGCCGTTTATTTTGTGACGGAGCCGTTCATCCCGGCGATCACTTTATCTTTACTGATGCTTGGCACCCGGGTATCATCAACTTAAAATACATGAGTGAGTTACTGAACATTCCAGTAACTACACATGGATTATGGCATGCTGGCAGTTATGATCCTCAAGACTTCTTAGGACGTCTTGTTGGCAATAAGCCTTGGGTTAGAAATGCAGAGAAAAGTTTCTTCCATGCATTTGATCACAACTACTTTGCTACAGACTTTCATATCGAAATGTTCTTTAAGAATCTATTCGATACAAAGGTAATTGCTGGCGCAGATTTTAATGGTAAGGTTGTACGCACAGGCTGGCCTATGGAATATTTCCAAGATATTCTTGCACCTTATAAAGGCATGAAGAAACGAGACATGATTTTGTTTCCGCACCGTATTGCTCCAGAAAAGCAAGTTGAAATTTTTAGAGACTTAGCTAAACATCTGCCACAATACGAGTTTG